AGCGCAAAAGCGCTCCTCAGGCAAGTATGCGTGCTGGACTTAAGTCCTTCACCAAAACTTGGGAATACGCAAGTGGTGCGGCACGTCACTCTGGTGATTGTGGAAGCTTCAAGGCGGAATATCTTTTTAAAAACGGAATGGTCGCACATAGCGAGGAAGAAGCTTGTAAAATACTCGAGCATTTAGAATCTCGCGTAATGGCATAATGAAAAAATACCTAATATATTTACTTACAGCGTCAACAGCCTTTGCCACTATTGATGGCGATAGGCCTGATTTAAACGTAGACGCAATCGACGACATCAAACCACACCAATTGGTTTACGATCCTTGTCCGTACGCTCATGATATCATCGTAGCGACCATCATTATGGAAGCGGGTGGTGAATATCACGTCGGAGCACTCGAAGGTGTATACGAAGTGATAATGAATCGTGCCAAAAAGCGTAACAAGACACCAGCGCAGGTGTGTTTACAGAAATGGCAATTCTCTTGTTGGAATGGAAAGGCTGATGGAATGAAGGCACTAGAAGATACGATTGCTGAGGCGAAAAAGCATCCACGTTGGAAAATTGCACAAAACATTTTAGGTAAAACCACAAACTTTACGAAAGGCGCTGATCACTATTACGCTGATTATATTGACGAGCCTTATTGGGCGTCGAGTATGACACGAACTGTGAAGATCGGTAAACACATATTCTTTAAATAAATCATTTACATTCACTCAAACTTAGATTATAATTAAATTATGAAAACATTCGCTTATATCGTATTAGCTCTTAACATTGGTATTATACCAATCAACTATCTCGCAGGAAGTCTGACGTCTTCCTCTTTAATTCTCAACTTATCAGTTTCTGCAATTATGATTGTAAACTTATTTGGACTTAAAACGTATGACAACTAATGTACACAAACTCTAACAGACATCGTATGGGTACACACCAAAGCAAAGTTAATAAACTTAAAGAAGGTGATGACATCTTATATTCCTGTGGCGATATGATAGGCAGCGGCACAGTGTTTCAAATTAAAGAAACTGAAATCATTGTGCAAACAGGCAATGGGGCTCGTGGATTAGAGTACGTAAACAAGTCTCAAGTTATCTTTAAATAAGAGTGTACAAGTAAGTCAATCTTGTAGTATAATAGTATTTATGAAAATTAAAACAAGAAAGTTTCAAAAAAATGGCCAAGTGGCCGCAGTAGACGACAAGTACACGGGTTCAGAACCTACATGGGCTAACGTCGACACGAAAGAAGCATACGACAAAAAACTATCGTCTGCTCTTAACTTTTATAACTATTACCTTGATCGCGATGACTACATCCCAATCATTCACGATTATATGCTTACTCAAGGATATGATCAGAAGGACTGTAAGCTTATTCAAAAGGTACCTAAAACTGCAGGTGAAGTAATGATCACGGGTAAATTGTGCCGAATGTTCAACATGGGTGCACCAGACTATTATGACTATAAAAAAGTTGTAAAGACCAACATCAGCTTAATGCTTAATCAAGCCGAATTGGTTAAAGAAACCAAAAGGGCAGTTGATCCTAACGCTAAGCCAAAGCCTAACGTTCATGAAATTATGAAAGAAAAGGTAAGGACTTCTATTCTATGTGAACTCGAAGGCATGCTTGATTCGTGGTGCACAAGCGATACGAAGGTAGTTAAGTTTCCATTAGCCACTGTTATGCGCGGTGAAAACATTCCAGTTTCAGCGACAGGTGAAGTCAAACAATGGTTGACTAAACAGCGCAATGAATACAACGAAGCTTTTGAAAAGACATGCGATCAAATGGTCGAAGGCTATTCTTATCTAAGTAAGCCAGGATTACGTAATCGTATTAAAGCACTTGACGATATGCTAAATGAATTAGTACTTTATAAATCAAGTAAAGCTTCAGCTCGTAAACCACGCGTTAAAAAGCCTAAATCAGCTATTAAGCAAATTCAAAGGTTGAAATACCTAAAGGAATCGAAAGATCATGCGATACAATCATGTGATCCTACACGAATCATTGGTGCGAATAAATTCTTTGCGTTTAATACGAAGTATCGTAGACTTACTGTGTTCAACGCTAATAGCCGTGATGGGTTTATGGTAAGTGGCACATCAATTAAAAACTTTGATGAAACAACCTCCTTTGCTCTTACACTACGTAAGCCACAGGATTATCTTCCAATTATAGCAGCAAAGACTGAAAAGCAAATTGAGAAAGCGCTCAACGAGTTAAAGACAAAGCGTAAATCCGCGAATGGTAGGATTAACCAAGACACCATTTTAATAAGAGCGCTATGAGTAAAAAACAAGCGGTGGTAATTAAACCATCAATCACAAAAGAAGAATTACGAATACAAGTTGAAAAGTTAGTAGCACACGATGGAATGACTTACACTGAAGCTATTATTGAAATATGCGAAAGAAAAGAAATCGATCCAGCTGACATGGCTAAGCTTGTCAAAGGACCACTAAAACTTAAACTAGAAGTCGAAGCAATGGATAGGAATATTATTAAACGTACTACTGGAACATTGTTTTAATTATGACTAATGACCCTATAATTACTTACTTTGTTTTTTGGTTTTTTCTCATATTCCTTTTATTTTTTCAATGCGCAAGAGTCGCAATAATTAATAAAGAAAGACAATTTCAAAGTGAAGAAGAAAACGATAAAAAAGAAAGTTAAAGCGTATAAAGGTGACAAGAGTGGAAAATGGATATATCAACATTGTTTTAAAATGACAGTCGAAAAAGAAAAAATAATAATAGAAGCAGAATTAGATGATAAAGCATTTGCTGTTGGAGATTTTATCCAGCAGTTAGGTGATGTACAAGAGCAAAAGTTTGAAGCTCTTTGGAATGAATGTAAAGAAAAAGAATGGATCAAAGGCATGGATGAAACTGAAGCAAAAGATTGGCTTTTTGATTACGTGTTTAATGGTTGGGAAAAAGATAGTTCTGGGTATGAACAATCATTTTCTGAAACTTTAGATGAGACTAATATGTATGACGTAAAATATTACAATTAGTAAGATTAAATGAACGGATATCAAACATATCAAATTTACCAATCCTTAAAGTTACACTTTACTTCAGATTATGATGCAGTAAAATATAATTTTAAAACCGCGGTGCGACAAGATACGTTTGAGCGAAGACGCGATAGATACTTTTTTGAGAAACTTTCTCGAAGATTCAATAAGGAAAAACTTATACAATACTTTACAGCTAACCTCGTTAAAGATCCAAATGTTTGGATCGGCGATATGAAGGATAGCATATATGATGATTATGTTGCGCGTTACGATAAACTTACGTATATGGTAACTCAAGACATGAAATTGATGACTGAAAAGGGGTATAGTTTTAACCAAATATGTTCAACCTCTGATAACAACAGTACGAATCCGCTACTGGAATCACTTAGGTGTGACGAGATTCATCCTGAATCTGTCGTCCTAGTGGACATATTGGTTAACTTCCTTAACCGCTTGAAGGGCGAATTAATCGACCCTTTAGGTATAAATAAAGATCTGATCGATTTACTTTTAAAGTATAAATTGATCATGCTACAAAGTCCATTACCACGAGGGAAACTAAAAGAAAAGCTGTTAAACACCTTTACAAATTAGTGAACTTATGTTAATATAGATCTTGTAGTTAACTAAATAAAATACATTGTTAATACACTGCAATACAAATAAGAAAGATACATATATATGTCGTTTGAACAACTAAAACAAAGTCGCAATGATGCGATTTCAAAACTAGTGGCAGCTTCTGCTACTAATTCAGAAAAGAAAGACTATGGTGATGACCGAATGTGGAAACCCACTGTAGATAAAGCAGGAAATGGATACGCTGTTATTCGATTCCTTCCAGCCGGAGCAGGTGAAGACTTGCCTTGGGTGCGTTATTGGGATCATGGCTTTAAAGGTAGCACTGGTCGTTGGTACATTGAAAAGTCATTGACTTCTATTGGTCAACAAGATCCGGTGTCAGAATTAAATTCACAGCTTTGGAACACAGGCCGTGATGAAGATAAGGAAATCGCACGTCAGCGTAAGCGTCGTCTACACCATGTCTCAAATATTCTGGTTGTTTCTGATTCTGCTAATCCTGCAAATGAAGGTAAGGTATTCCTTTATGAGTATGGTAAGAAAATCATGGACAAAATCATGGATGTAATGCAGCCTCAGTTTGCTGATGAATCACCTGTCAATCCATTTGACTTTTGGGGTGGTGCAAACTTTAAGCTAAAGATTCGTCAAGTTGAAGGATATCGTAATTACGATAAGTCTGAATTTGATGCACCTTCAGCAATGTTTGATGGCGATGAAGCACGTCTTGAAGAAGTTTATAATCAACTTCACAAGCTAAGTGAATTCACTGATCCAGAAAACTATAAGTCTTATGCCGATTTGAAGCGCAAGCTTTATGAAGTAATTGGCGAAGCAGATGTTGCAAATTCATTTACAACAGAACAACAAGTTGAATTG